GCCGAGCACGTCGAATTCGGGACGGCCCACACGACGCCGACGCCGGCGTTCGTGCCACAGACGCGCATCGGCCGCGAACGCTTCACCGACGCCGTCATCGCGCGCGTCCGCGCGGCCGGCCTCGTCGTCGGAGGCGACCTCCGCTGATGGCCGATACCGGGCTCGTCGACGCCGCCGTGATGGAAGTGCTGGCGAATGACGCGGCGCTGGCGGCGCTCTGTCCGGACGGCGTCTATTGGGGCGTGCGGCCCGGCGGATCGCCGGCGCCGGGCGCGTTCGTGATCGTCGCGCTCTTTGATCATCGCGAACAGCCGGCGCTGGCCGGAGAGACGTTGTACGAACGGACCAATTACCTCGTCAAGGCCGTCGTGTTCGCGACGTCGAAAACGCCGGCGCGCCAGGCCGCCGCGCGGATTCATGCGCTGCTGCATGGCGTGATCCTCGATTTGGCGGCGGCCGGGTACGAAGCGATGGATCTGCGGCGCATCGATCGCGTCGCCTATCCCGAAATCGATCTCGTGAACAAAGCGACCTGGCATCACCACGGCGGCCAGTACGAGTTGATGAGTTATCCCCTCTGAAAGGACCCCGCTATGCGACGACACGGCAGCAAAGGCCAAGTGAAAATGGACCCGACCGGCGGCGCGACCACCGTCGTCGTCGGCGACCTCAACAAGTGGACGCTCGACCTCGCGCGCGACAAAGAGGACGTGACGTGCTTCGGCGACACCAACAAGCAGTACGTCCTCGGCCTCCCCGACATCCAGGGCGAAATCGGCGGCGTCTGGAACGAGGACAGCTCGCCCGAGTTCCTGCGCGTCGCCCTGGGCGATGTGCCGGTGATGCTCGAGCTCATCCCGTCGACGCTGACGCCGACGCACCTGTTCAAGGGCCTCGCCTATCTCGACGCCGGCATGGAATGCGCGGCCGACGGCGCGGTGACGATCAAGGGCTCCTTCGTCGCGGCGGGACCGTGGACGCTCGAGCCGCCGGCCGCGGCCGACCTGACGCGCCGCGCCGCGGACCGCGACCGCCTCGTCGCGTGATCCGATGCTGGACGAACCGCTGTGCCTCTGGCGCGGCTTGCCGGGCGCATGTGGCTTCGTCAAGCACGCGTATTTCATCGCGGCGACCGTGACCGACTATGCGATCACGGTCGATCGGCAGACGCGGCGCCACACGCTCAGCGGGACGGTCGCGACGAGCGTCCCGTATTTGTTACGCCAGCGCCCGTTGCTGTTCGTGCTGGTGACGAAAGCCGGCGTGCTGCGCTGGCCGATTGAATCTGTCGACGTCGCGAACAACCGCGTCGTCGCGCACCTGGGCGCGCAACTGGAACGGGAGTAGACATGTCGATTCGCGTACGACGACCGGCGACCGAACGCTTGACGCTGTCCGACGGCGATTACCTGGTCGTCAAGCAAGACCTCACCGCCGGCGAATACCGCGAGCTGATGCGCGCCTCGACGCGCGCGATCACCGTGACGACCGACGCCGGCGCCGCGACGCCGCAAATCGAACTGGATCCGATCGCGGCCGGCGTCGCGATGGTCGTCGCGTATCTGCTCGATTGGAGTTTCGCGGACGCGGACGGCAACAAGATCGCGATCGCCGACCAGCCGCCCGCCGTCGTGCGCGCCGCGCTCGATTACATCGACGGCGACGCCTATCTGGAAGTGCAGACCGCGATCCAGGCGCATCAAGCCGCCCGCGCGGCCGCGATCGCCGAAGAAAAAAAAACCCGCAGTGGCGCCTCGTCACCCGGCAGAACTTTGACGTCTGTCGGGTGATGGGCTGGACCTGGACTGACCTGCAAGATGTGCCGCAGCCGATTTATGACGAACTCATCGCGTATCTCGTCGACGAACAGGACCGCGCCGCGCGGCGGTGACGACCGATGCCACTAAGCGCCTCGTTCGTCGCGGACTTTTCGTCGTTCATGACCGCGACGCGCGAGGCCGTCACCGCGCTGCAAGGGTTCAAGCAATCCGCCGAGCAGCTCGGCCCTGGCGTCGATCGCGGCCTCGATGACACGCTGAAAATGTACGAGCAGGTCGGCCGGCAAACGCGGCAGCTCGCGCTCGACACGGTCGCGGCGAGCAAGACGTTTATCACCGCGTACGCCGAGCAGCAGGACGCCGTCGGTCGCCTCAAGACGGCGCTCGAGACGATCGGCCAGGCGACGCCGGCCGTGGTGCAGGCCTATGCCGACATGGCGGCGCAATTCCAGAACACCACGAAATATGCCTCGTCGGCGATCACCAGCGCCGAAGCCGTGCTGACGACGATCGGCAAGGTCGGCCCGGAACAGATGCAGCTCGCCCTGACCGCCGTCACGAACCTCGCGAGCGCGATGAAAATCGATCTGAACACGGCCGCGACAATCGTCGCAAAAACGATCGCGTCGGGGAATGAGCACTTCGGCAAGCTCGCCCCGCTCCTGGGCGACGCCGCGGAAAAAGGCATGTCGACCGCCGACATGCTGAACGCGATCAACGATAAGACGGGACCGGCCGCCCAGAAGGAACTCCAGACCTACAACGGCCAGATGGAACACCTCGCCAATCAACTCTCCGACTTCAATGAAAAGGTCGGCAAGGTCCTCGTCGACAACCTGGGGAAGATCCTCGGCGCGTTCGGGGCGCTGCCGACCCCGATTCAAAATTTCACGCTCGCCGTCGTCGCGATCGGGACGGCGATCGCGCCCGTCCTCGTCTCGCTATCGTCGTTGGTGACGATGCTGTCCGGGACCGCGATCGGCGCCGGCTTCATGACGGCGATCACCGCGATCATCGGCGTGCTGACCGGGCCGGTCGGCATCGGCGTCGCCGCCGTCGCCGTGATGACCGCCGTCGTGCTGAACTGGGACAAGATCATCGCCGCGACACAAGCGCTCTACGAAGGCATCAAGACGTGGCTGGTCGATCGGTTCGATGCGATCGTCGCCGGCATCCGGTCGAAGCTCGAGAACATCGCGGCCGAATTTCAAAGCCTCTATAACACCGTCGTCGGGCATTCGATTGTCCCGGACCTGATTGACGGCATCGGGTCGCACTTCGGCCGGCTCGATCGGGAAATGGTGCAGCCCGTCTCGGAAGCGACGCAGGCCGTCATCGCGCATTTGCAGTTGATGCAGTTCCAGATGAAGGCGAATGCGATCCTCAGTCGCAATTCGCTCTTTACGACGTCGTCGCAGTACGAGGACATCGCGGCGCTGCCCATTCCCGGCCTGGGCGGCGGCGCCGGCGGCGGCGCGCCGGTCACGATCAATAACACCTTCAACCTCGTCGACACCGAATCGAATCTGGCGCGGCGCGTCAGCGACATCATCATGCAAACCGTGCGATCGGGCACGCAGCTCGGGACGGCATAACCCTATGGCCTTCGACGCGCACAAGAATCTCGCGATCGCCGCCGTCGCCACGGCGCCCAGTCCCGCGCCATCGGGCGTGTCGCTCACGGTCGGCGCCGGCGAGGGCGCGCGGTTTCCCGTCGCCCCGTTCAATGCGACGGTCTGGCCGGCGACCGCGCTGCCGACGCCGGTCAATGCGGAAGTCGTGCGCGTCACGGCGCTCGCCGGCGACACGTTCACGATCACCCGCGCCCAGGAACAGACCACGGCGCGCGCGATCCTCCCGGGCGACCTGATCGCCGCGACGATCACCGCGAAAACGATCACCGACGTGGAGGCGGCGCTCATCCCGCTCGACAACGCGGGCGTCTGGGTCGATGTGCCCTACAACCCCGCAAACTATAAAACGGTTGCCGGAGCGACCTGGACCGTCGAAGCGGCCGACGTGCTCAGTCACGCCTATGCGCATCAACAAGATGCTCTGGCTGAATCTGGTCATCAATACCTCGTCGCTCTCCGCGTCGGATGTCTGTCAAGTCGCCTTTCCGGCGGGCTTCGTGCCGCTGAAGTCCTCCGTCGTGCTGTATCGCGTCTATGACGGGACCGAAAAACTCGGCCTCTCGTATAACAACCTGACGCCGCCCTACATCGTAAATCTGACGACCACCGGCGCCCCGCTGGCGGCGGGCGTCAACACTCTCAACCTGCAGTTGATGGCGCTCTACGTCATTCAGTAAGACGCGATGTTTGCGGGGACCTATTTCGCGGGCGCCG